TACCAATAAAAACTCCATTGTTATAAATATTATAACTAACAGCAGTATCACAATTTGGATTGGGAAGATTCCATGATAATTGTATAGTTCCTGAAGAAGTTGTAATATAAGTTAAATTAGTTGGAGGATTAGGCCATACAGGAGTAACAGATAATGGTTCACTTAAAGATGATTCGTTACCATTTATATCTAATGATGAAACAAAAAATGTATAAGATGAACAATTAGTTAATCCAGATACAGAGTAATTTAGTAATATTGTATTACCAATAAAAACTCCATTGTTATAAATATTATAACTAACAGCAGTATCACAATTTGGATTGGGAAGATTCCATGATAATTGTATAGTTCCTGAAGAAGTTGTAATATAAGTTAAATTAGTTGGAGGTTCGATATAAGCTATATGTATTGAAACTAAATTAGATGTTTCACTTATAGTCTTGGCTGTTATATTTTCAGCTACTATATAATACTGATAATTATTACAATTGTTAACTATTGTTGTGAATGTAAATATATTTCCTGGTACAATTTTTATTAATAAACCATCTTGATAAATATTAAAATTTGATGCTGGTAAACAAATGCTATTAAAACTCCAAGTCAACGTTACACTATTTTTATCTGAGAAAACAGATGTAATATATGGGGCGTTAATAATTATAGCACCTAATAATTTAGCATTTATAGGCCATTTATTTGTGCTATTTGTCATTATATATCTTTGTCTAGGATACCATGTTTGTGTTCCATCATTCCAACATAAATCTTGAATTGAACCAGGAACATCTGAATCTGTAGTTGGATGACATAATTGTTGTGCAAGTGATTTTTTGGTTTCTCCTGTACAAATATTTTCTTGAATTGAACAAATAAGATTACCACCATCTTGTATAACAATTGGTTCTACTGGTGTAAAAGGAATAATAGTGGGGAACACGTTGCTTCCAGGAGTAGGTTCTACTGGCGGTGGTATATTAGGTTCATCACTACCTCCGCCTCCATTAGATGGTAATCCTTCATTTATAGAAATAATTGGTTGTGGACAAGTTGGTGGAGAGAATGTGGGTCCAATAATAGCACCTGTTATAGGATCAATTATAATATTGATATTACCATTACGCTTCAAACTTGTTGTATTTGGATTTGTGTATCCACGGGTTGATTGAGTAGCCCAAGTTGTATTACGATTTACCCATTGTCCTTTAGCTATTTTAGAGTATTTTTGTGATTTTGTTAGATTACTGCTATTTGCTTTATATTGTAAAATATTACCCTTATTTAACATAGCTATTCTTTCTGCTAAAACAACTGTAGTAACTAGTTGCCCAATATATGGGTCTCTAACTAATTCATTATTATTAGTATCAGTGATAAGAGAGCAACTATTTTGAACTCTTGACCATGCTCTTGGTGGTTGCGGTAAATAACAATTAGCATTAAAACATGACATCTTAATATATTATAGACATTTTATAACTTTTATTTAAAGTTATAAAATATATTTTATTTTGTTAAATTTTTATGTATTTATTTGAGGTTGACTGGGATTATAAGAGTCTCCCATTCCATAGAAAAACCATCTTAATGAAAGATAATTAGGTTTCTTTAATTTAAGACCATTTGAACCTCTCATATATGTATTAGCGCCATTATTTGCTATTTTAGATATTTCAGTTGTTCCAAGAGCATAATTATAATACCATAAATTAGATATATAACCTGAAAATCCTCCATTAGCTGCAACATATACATCTCCATAGTTTTGTTTTGGAACCCCATGTAAGTGATGACTCTTAATAATGGTTCCATTAATATAAACATCAAGAGTATTATTTTGACATCTAATAATAACATTAACCCATTTATTCAATGGTATATCATTAACTATAATTTCCTCATTAATAACATTAAAGGTATTCATCATTATAACTAAAGAATTAGAATTTGGTGCCAAATATAGTCCAGGAGCATTATTAGGGAAGTTTAATCCTTGAGCATCTTCATTACTATTATTAGGATTCTTGGCATAATCATTGCCTTTGTAAAATACACAGCGATAACGCCCAGAATTATATGTTAAATCATCAATGTATATCCACACGGACCAAGTAAACTCAATACCTTCATTAGCATTTACAGATCTATTAATAGTAACAGAACCTTCTTCTTCTGGATCTTGAGGAATAACTATTAATTGTTTGGCATCAACCATTCCATCAATTAGTTTTGAACTTCCAGTAGGAGATAAAAAATATCCTAAAAGTGAAATACCCATTCTAAGTAAAATAATAAAAACAAATAAAACTAACAATAGAAATGCAACTTGAGCTATAAGGCTATTAGAATTGAGAAATTCTTCAGTGGCACTAACATATTGATTAGAAGAAAATTGATTAAATATAGTTCTTTGACCAGCATTAGAATAATCCATTTTATATATAATATATATTTTTTAAAAAAGGTTTTATTATTATTATTAAATATGAATAATAAAAATTGGTTAAAACTCTTAAATAGTGAAACTAGAACCTTCAGTATCACCCTCCATGAGAGATACCTTAATAGTATATTTTCCGAAAATAGAACCTAATAAACTGCCTCCATAACCTGCTTTGTATATATCCCAAGCTTTTTGTGGATTTGAAGCATCTGGCCAGTATTGGAATCTAGAAGTCCATCCAGAAAATCCACCCATAGGTGTAATATAAATAGGGGCACTTGAATCAATTTTAGCAACACCTGGTAATACACATGTTCTAACTAATTTACCATCTAAATATAAATCTAAAGTGCGACCATATACACTCATAAATAAATTGCACCACCTCTGGATTGGTACATTTGAGATACCACATGTATGAACAATATAATTTGTTCCATCTTCTGGTTCCTCATCTAAACCAGGATAAACCGCTAAAGAAACTATAATATTGTTTTGAATTGGACCTAATGTAACTGATGGACATGGTTCTTTCTTTCCAGAACCAGTAGTCATACGGCCAAAAATAACTTTTGGTTCACCATAACGATAATTCCAGTCATCTACAAAAAACCATATGGAATATGTAAAATTACTAGTATTTCCAGAACTAGAAGAAGATGCTAAATCATCTGGTTGAATAGTTTGCATAGTTTGTCCAGATGTAAGATAACTTAAAGTATTCACATCTGTCATTATGTAACGAATTACAATTATTAATAGGATAATTATAATTACAAATAGTATAATATTTTTAACTTCCATTATATTATACTATTAGAATTTTTTCTTACAAATTTTAAAAGTTTCTAATGAACTCTACTAAATTTTATAAAGGAATTAGTGTTTTATTATTTGAAGGTATCACTGGAGGATTACTATTTCTAAGAGACGTGTATAATGTGTTTACTGTATAGTAATTCAATGGATATTTAAAATACATTAAATTTGCTACATTACCACTAACCCCATTATCTGTTCCAACAGTTAACATATCAAATTTCATATATGGAACTACTTCAATTGCTGATTTAACTAATTTACCATTATAAAATACATCTAAAGTACCTCCATCATAATTCAATAATATATGATTCCACTTTTGTAGTTGAACATCTGGATGCTTATATATAATACGATGACCATCTGAATCTATTTCATTACCAAAAGGCATAGATTTAACCTTTTCTATAGCATCATTTATTTTTTCTTGAACATTCTTCCATTTATCTATTGTTTCAGGTTTTATTTCTATCTCTTTCTCTCCATTAAGAGAAAAATCAACTACTGAATTTGTATCTGTTTTTTGTTTTACTGTAATATAAAGTGTATTATTGGTAGAACTATATTTTATTGTTGGATTTTCACCATATGATAATATTGGGACAACTTTATTGTAAGCTCCACTTGTGCTAGGTGGAAAAGAATCTACATAAAGCCAAAATGACATAGCATATTGGTAATGAAATTTATCAGTTCCAGATAAATTTTGATATGTTGATACTTTTGTTAAAACATCAGTTGGAACTGGTTGATTGATCAATTGCTTTCCACCTTGTTTTAAATAAGACGATTGAATATAATATTTAGCTAAAAATAACCATATAAAATAACCTCCTAATAAAACTAAACTTAAAATTAACATTTTAATTTCAAATGGTTTTGGAGGAGAAAATGCCGCCGATGTTCCTTTACTAAATCCTAAAACTTGACTTACAATATTTACAAAAGTAACTAACAAACAAGGAATATATAACAAAGTGTTTAATACTAAACGATAGTATGGGTTCTTATCTAAAAATCCTCCGGCATTTGCTAATTTGTAAATTATTCCTAACATAGCACATAATACTAACAAATTAAATATAATATGGCCCCAATTGTTTGTTTTACTTGCGTCTTGATTAAATACACCCATTATTTTTAAAGCGCCATAAATTAAACCAAATGATATACCCAGTGCTGCCAATACATATAAGCCTTTTATAACAAATGCTAGTGAACTTGGTGTATCGTCTAACAAATATCCCTTGGAAGGATTAGCTAAAAAATATTGATATATTGTAATCATTATTACTATAACTATTCCAGTAAATAATGTAAAAAATACTACTGGACCACTATAATTAGTCATTAATCCCCAAGGATTAACAAAATATAAGATCATAACAAAAATGATAAAAAATACAAACATAGTTGTATATTTTGTCCTTAAGTGAAAAGCATCTTGTATTGCTTTTGGAAAATTCTTTAATGTTTCATGATCCTTATTTAGATATTTTTTATATATTACAGCTGCTATAACAATAAATGACACAATAATGAAAAAATTTAATATAATTGCTGTGTTATTTTCTGGCGGAGAATCAGAAAATACACCTGCTACATATAACATCATGAATAAACCAAATATTCCAAGTAGTATAATAAATAGTGATACAACTGGTATAAACCATGGTTGATTAGATTGTGAAAAACTTGAAAACAATGAAGATGATGGTTTATTTTTAAATTCAAAAATTTCTTTTATAAGATATGCTACTAACAATAAAATAGGTCCTGTTAAAAAAATTTCATATCCAAATGACTTGGTAAATCCTTTTTTATTTGTTACCATTAATACTACCATTAAAATAATAAATATAATAAAGAATATAATCATAATATTATATGAAACTAACACTTGTTCTAAAGATAATGGCGTTTTTTTTGTTGTGTCCATATTATATACTTTTAAGAAAAGATAAGTAAAAATATATATTTAAAATACTTATTTACATATTTTCCATTGCTGTTTTTTCGCCATGACATTCGCGACAAAGAGCAACTAAATTAGTAACATCATTTCCTCCGCCATGTTCAAGTCTTATTTTATGATCAACTTCAAAAGTATGCGTTAGTTTCTTATTACATTGCCCACATTTCCAATCTTGTATTGATGCAACATACTTCTTTTTTGTTTCACTAACAGAACGTTTTACAAGTTTTTGTTTAGTTAATATATTTCTTGTAGGATTATAATTGTATCCTGAGTTTAACTCTGAATTAAAACCTTCCATAAATCCTGTTCCTTTTGTTGATAAATCAAAAATAGGAGAAATCATATCCATTGAAGATTTATCAATTGGCATATATTTAATCATATTGTTAGTATATAACAGCATATTTTTAGATTGTAATGGATTTCGTTTAATCATAATATAAAAACAAAGAGCTAAAAATCCAATTAATACCATTTTATAATATTTTTTATACGCTAATAACATTTTTCTATATTTTCCATCATAATATGCGTCATATAATAAAAACCCTGTAATACCAAATATTAATATTTCTAATCTCATATATTATATTAATATTATCTTCTTTTTTTTGTTTTTTGTGTTTTATTATATTTGATTTTATGGGTTTTTAACCTTTGTTTCTGTTTGTTTTGTATAAATCCTCCTATATTACGGGTTGAAACATTTTTAAATTTATTTAATATATGATTCATATTAAATTTGTCAATAACTGTATTTAAATTTGTTAGTTCATTAGCTAGAGAAGATACATCTATTACATTAATTGGACACTCATATAAAAAATGTATTATTATATACTTTATTTTACTTATAAACTCTATTTGATAATGGTTCAATTTATCAAACTGTTTATATAAGTGTTCATAAAACACAATATAAATCATTGTAAACCCCCAAATATCAATATTTTTAAGAAATATGTTATGAAAATATGTCATCAAATCTAATTTTCCATTATTAGTATACATCTCAAGAATTTTAGATAAATATTCCACAATATAATAATATGTAAAATCATATTCAATAAAATGTTCTTTAATTTTATTCTTTTTAATGGCTGTTAGTTCTTTTATTGTTAGTTTTTTTATTATATCATTAATAGCAGATAAATGACCTGGACCTCTAATATCATTCCAAATAAATATATAATTTATAACAAATTCACGTATCTGAAAAAAATCTGGTTTAATATTTAATTCTAAAAAATTATTATAAAGCATTATAAAATCTTTATTAAAAAGGATAGATGAAAAAGGTACATTAAATTGAAATGGACGTCTATATAATTTACGTGGAATTCCAACAACTTTATTATCTAATACAAATGATAATCCCCAGTCTATAAGTCGTGTTTCTAAGTTAGTTTCTGTTAACTTTACCAAAACATTAGAATCTTTTATATCACAATGATAAACACTTAATTTATTCATTGGAACAATTCCATTTACTAACAATTGTATTAAAGAATTATTAAGTCTAATAATATTAGAACTCGTATAATATTTTTCAATAAAATTTTCTACATCAATTCCTCCGTTAGGCATGTTAATTGCTAAAACTTCATTTAAAGATTGATTTATATTTTTTATATTTATTCCTTTTTTTTTAAGTGGTTTACATTTTTTCTGAAAGCCATATAAATCATGTTTTGTTAGTTTAGTTGGTTTACATAATTGAAAATTATTAAGTAAAAAATAGTTGCTGTAATTAGGAATTACACTTAGAATCTTATTATATTTTTGAATCTGTTTAAATTCATCTTTAGCATGGTTTACTGTCATTAGTTTGCTAATTTGGTTATTAGTTGTAATATCTGTATTGTCACATTTAAGTGCTGGAACAAAAATACACCCAAAGCCTCCAGAAGCAATGACTTTTCCACCTATTTGTTTTGTTGTCATTAATTATTATAATAAAATGATATAATAATTAATTTTTGGTTACTATTTATTGTACAAATATACAATTAATCCTGTTGCACCTAATATAACTAAAGTATAAATTAATTTCTCTCTCCAGCGATAAAAATCCTTCATTTTAATATCTTTTGGTTTGTATTCTTCGTAATATCTCGCATAAAATTCATTTATACTTATTTTAGGTTTTTGTAATTTTTCGTTAATTTTATTATGAATAAAGTGCATCCATTTAATTAATGATTCTCTATTATCTAAGTAAACATTAACAGGATAGTCATCAAGTATTTTAATAAAATCATTACCAATTGTTTCAACCGGAATAAATAATGGTAAGTTTTGTATTAATTCATAATATTTCTTTTTAGTAACTGCGTTTGGATGATGAGGATAAGAAATTGCTAACGTATGTAAAACGAACCAAAAATGAGGTCCCCAAATTGTTGGGTCTAATTGTAAATTATTTTTAGCTAAAGGAGGCATTTAAATTAAAACAACATAAAAACAACTCTCTTTAAACATATAATAGTAAAATGAGCAAAAATAATATTTGTAATAATTGCGGCAAACAAGGTCACCAATTTCATCAATGTAAGATACCTATAACGAGTTATGGTATTATACTTTTTAGATCATCAGAACAAGGGATACAATATTTAATGATTAGACGTAAAAATAGTTTTGGTTATATAGACTTTATACGAGGAAAGTATATTCAAAATAATTTAGAACATTTACAAATTATGTTTAATGAAATGTCTATAGAAGAAAGAGAACAAATAAGAAATAATAATTTTGAAACATTATGGAAAATGATGTGGGGAATTCAGGATACAACTCAATTTAGAGGTGAGGAACAAGCATCGCAAAAAAAATTTGAGGCACTTAAAAATGGTTTGCCTATAGGAAAAAATGGTGAAAGATTAACATTAAATGACATTATAAAGAATTCAACTACAAGATGGACAGAAACTGAATGGGAATTTCCTAAAGGTAGACGAAATTTTCAAGAAAAAGATTTAGATTGTGCTTTAAGAGAATTTGAAGAAGAAACAGGAATATCAAAAAAAACTATTAAAATTGTTGAAAATGTTTTACCATTTGAAGAGATGTTTCTTGGTTCAAACCACAAATCTTATAAACTTAAATATTTTTTAGGATATACAGAAAATAATCATAATAATTTAAATAATTATCAACAAACAGAGGTATCTAAAATTGAATGGAAAACATTAGAAGAATGTTTAAATTCAATTAGACCATATAATTTAGAAAAAAAACAGGTAATTATAAATATAAATAAAGTTTTACAAGAATATAGATTATATTAATATATATAAGTATAGATGAGTGTTGAAATCAAACTTAAAAAAAAAGTTAAAGAAGATAGTAAATCAGAAACACCAGAAATATGTGAATTAGATAAAATAGGTAAATTATACACTAAAAAGTGTGGTTCAAATAATAAAAAGCAATTACAAGTTGAATTAGAAAATAGAGAAGAGTTAGGAAAAGATCCAAATAGCAATAAATATTTATATCCAACTTTAGATGACCCTAACTTTAATATTAAAATTGCTCAAAAAAAGGAGTTTAGTGATACTAAATATGATGGAGCTATTTATAATGTTGAAGAATATGCTAAAATCTTGAAAACAGCAGAATATGAATTATTACCGCAACAAGCATTTGTGAGAAATTTTCTATCATTTCAGACACCATATAACAGTTTAATTTTATTTCATGGTTTAGGTTCAGGAAAAACATGTTCAGCAATTGGTGTATGTGAAGAAATGCGAGATTATTTAAAACAAATGGGGATTAATAAACGTATAATAATAGTAGCTAGTCCAAACGTTCAAGATAACTTTAAATTACAATTATTTGATGAGAGAAAATTGAAAGAAGTTGATGGTATTTGGACAATAAAGGGATGTTTAGGAAATAAATTACTGAAAGAAATTAATCCAACAGGAATGAAAGGGTTAAAACGTGAAAAAGTAATTCAACAAGTAAAGTCTCTTATTAACTCATCCTATTTATTTCAAGGTTATCTTCAATTTTCAAATGAAATAGTTAGAAAATCCGGTAAAGCAACCGACAGTATGGATACAAAAATTAGAAATCTTGAGATAGAATATTCTAATAGCTTAGTAGTTATTGATGAAGTTCATAATATAAGAATATCTGACGATAATGAAAACAAAAATGTAGCTAAAAATTTAATGTTTTTAGTTAGTGTAGTATCTAATATTCGTTTATTACTTCTATCTGCTACCCCTATGTTTAACAGCTATAAAGAAATTATTTGGTTGTTAAATCTATTAAATATGAATGATCGTAGAGGTATTGTTGCTGTATCAGATATATTTGATAAAAATGGCGATTGGAAAAAAGATAAAGATGGAAAAGAAATCGGAAAGGAAATGTTAATTAGAAAAGCATCTGGTTATATTTCATATATTAGAGGTGAAAATCCATATACATTTCCTTTCAGAGTTTATCCTGATAGATTTGCTCCTAATCATGTTTTTAAATCAATCGAAGAGTATCCAAAATATCAAATCAATGGTAGAAAAATACCTAATGATAAGAAGATTGAAAAACTTATTTTATTTTTAACAATAATAGGTGAGTATCAAGAATTAGGTTATAAATACATTATTGATCGTTTAAGAAGTAGAGAAGAAACTTATAAAATGACTAAAAAGGGTACTCAAAGAAAAATCGTTGCATTTTCAGCATTGCGAACATTTGGATACACTGATTTACAAATACCTATTGAAGCATTAAATATTATTTATCCATATAATGGACTAGATGAGTTAGTTAAACAAATTGAACCTATGGAATATATTGACGAAGAAGAAAGAGAAATAATTGATATTTCACCATCAACAGGACGTCCTAGTAAAGAAGTTGTTGAAGAAATAGATGATGTAATAACTAATGGTCCTCAAGTTGTTCCATCTGTTATAAAAACACACAATTCAGAATTAGAATCTGAACCTGTTGTTACAGAAGGAGTAGAAGGTGATATTACAACACTAGTAGAACCTGATGTTAGAAATATAGATAAAGTTACAAAATCAGCTAGTAAAAAAAAATCATCATCTAATTCCGAAAATGAAGAAATAATTATACCAGTATCAAGTAAGAAAACAAAGAAATCTACATCAAGACAACTATCAGTAGAAGAGATATCTTTTAAAGGAACACTTAAACCGAAGAAAACTGCTACAATAACATCAGAATCAAAAATGATAGATGCTTCTGGAGAACATATTATTGAAGGTCCAACAAAGTCACAATTACCAACAGAAAAAAATTCAATAAAAGAATCTGGATTAACAGAAGAACCAATATTATCAAATGTATCAACATTTACTAAAAAAGGTGGATCTTCTAGTCAATCTGATAGTACAAGAAGATTATATATTGATCCAAAAGATTTAACAGGAAGCCAAGGGTTAAAAAGAATTATGGATTATACAGATACAAAAACACCATCAGTAAAGGGTCAATTTGAATATAGACGTGGAGTTCCACATGTGTTTAACCAAAATGAAATAGGAAAATATAGTTCAAAAATTAAAAATATATGTGATTATATTTATAATAGAGAAACAGGTGTAGTTTCAGAAGGTATTATTTTAATTTATTCATCATATATTGATGCTGGAGTAATACCTATGGCATTAGCACTTGAAGAAATGGGATTTACACGTTATGGTGAAAAAGCAAAATCATTATTTACAACTCCTCCAGTTCCAGTGGTAGATGTAAGAACAATGCGTCCACCCAATTCTAAGAAAGATTTCAAACCAGCTAGATATATCATGATTACTGGTGATCCACGTATATCTCCAAATAATGATGTTGATGTAAAAGCAATAACAAATAATGATAATATTTTTAGAGAAGATAAAGATGGTAATATAGTTGATGTATCAGGTGAAATTATTAAGGTTGTTTTAATATCTCAAGCAGGTTCAGAAGGTTTAGATTTTAAAGCAATTCGGCAAGTTCATATTTTAGAACCATGGTATAACGTAAATAGAATAGAACAAATTATTGGTAGAGCTGTACGTAACTTTTCTCATAAAGATTTACCATTTTCAAAAAGAAATGTTCAAATATTTTTATATGGAACTATTTTGGAAAATGCCGAAGAAGAGGCAGCTGATTTATATGTTTATCGTATTTCTGAATTAAAAGCAGTTAAGATAGGAAAGGTTACAAGATTATTAAAACAAACAGCAGTTGATTGTATAATCAATCATGAACAAACAGAATTAATTTCAAAGAATTTTGAGAAAATTGAAGAAAATAGAAATATAAAACAAGTATTATCAGATAACCAAGTTTTAAATAATTTTGTAATAGGTGATATTGATAACTCAGCAACTTGTGATTTTATGGAATGTAAATTTAAGTGTCTTCCAGATATAAATATTGAAGATTCTGTTGAAAATACAGATACATACAATGAATCATTTATGCTTATAAATTCAGATAAAATAATTCAGAAAATAAAAATGCTAATGAAGATGCGGTATTTTTACAAAAAGAATGAGTTATTTAAGTTAATAAAAACACCTAAAAATTATCCTACTTCTCAAATTTATGCCGCTCTATCTCAAATAATAAATGACAATACTGAATATATAACTGATAAATATGGGCGAACAGGTTACTTAATAAATATTGGTGAATATTATTTATTTCAACCGAGTGAATTAAATTACAAAAATATATCTATTTATGAACGTTCAGTGCCAATTAATTATAAACATAATATGATAAATTTTCAAATTAAAACAAATGTTTTTAAACCAGTTATTGATAAGCGTGGTATTGGTGAGAAAATATTTAAAGAAGAAGTTGAAGAACATATGTTAGTTGAGGGTAAGAACGTATTAGATACAATGTTTAATAATTATAATTTGGCTTTAGAAACAAGCAAAGTTGAAAGAGGAAATGATAATTGGTATCAATTATGTGGTTTAGTATTAAGAAAAATGGCTAAAGAGGATTATATTATTCCAGCAGACTCGGAAAAAGAACGATTAGAAATATTAGAGCAGTTTTTAATTGAACATATAGTAGATAGTTTAATGATGAATGAAAAGATAGATATATTAAATTACATTTATGCGAATAAAGATTTAGAAACTAAACTCCCGCAGGGATATGAAAGATTGAAAAGATTTTATGGAAAAATGAAGAAATATTTATTAACTAAATTGATAGTTGCGAAGGGGATAACAGGAATGGTTATATTTAATGGTCCTTCAAGAACAGAAAATTTAAATATTTTCGTGTTAGATAGTGATAAATGGATTTCAGCAAAACCTGAAGATAAGAGAGATCTAAGTGATTCAATATTAAAGAAATATAAGTTAAAGACCAATTTAAGTCACTATGTTGGATTTATAGGGTTTGAAAACAACAGAAAATATATGGTTTATCAAGTTAAGGATACAGAAAATAAACGCAGCACAGGGTTTCGTTGTGATCAAGCTGGTAAAGAAAAAATTATTAATTTATTAAATGATATAGAAAATGATGATAGATTTATTTCTAAAGTTACAAAAGATGGAGCTAAAGAGTTATGTGTAAGACAAGAACTAACATTGAGAAGTTTTGAGAATCAACATTTAAATGATAAAACATGGTTTTTAGATACAGAAACTGCCATAATTAATGAATTTCAGAAAAAAGAAAAGACCAAAAAATAAATTATAAGAAAACAATATTTAATTAATTTTTAATACTTTTTTAAATAAAATTGAAAATTAATTAAAAGAATAAATATATACTAATAATATAATGGAACCTATAGCTAAAGCATCTAAACCTAAATATAAACAAAAGGCTACAACTGGAGTTTATAGCCCTTGTCAAATTACTAAAAATGTAGTCTTACCTATTACAACAATAGGTAAGAATTTATTACAAACATTGGAAAATACAATTACTAAAATGGTTGGTGGAAAATGTATTGCAGAAGGTTATGTTAAACCAGGAACCATTAGAGTTATAACATTTTCAAGTGGGATTGTTAAAGGAGAAAATATAATATTTGATGTTGTATTTAATTGTGAAGTTTGTTTTCCAGTTGCTGGTATGAACTTAAATTGTATTGCTAAAAATATCACTAAAGCTGGTATACGTGCTGAAAGTGCTGATGAACAACCAAGTCCATTTGTGTTATTTGTAGCAAGAGATCATTA